TGGATACCACCCAGTGTAGTCTGGCCTGCGAGGTTGGCTCCGGCGATCTGGCCAGTCTGAGCAAGGTTGCTGTTCTGCAAGCCAAGACCCATTGCATCCATCTGAGTCTGCATCGGCATGAAGCTACCTTGGTAACCCTGCAACCCTGCGTTGGTCTGCATGTTGCCTATGTTGGCCAGCATACCGCCAAGCTGTCCACTCTGCATAGCGTTAGCGTCCATCGCTGAGCCTATGCTGCTGGCCAGTGCTCCAGCACCTTGACCAAGCGCTGCCTGTCCTTGACCAAGCTGGCCCATGCTCTGCCCGAGTTGTCCCTGGAGACCAGCCGTAGCGTTACCAAGCTGACCATACTGACCCGCCAAGCTGCCTTGGTTCATCATCTCACTCTGGGCCTGCCCCATCGCACCGAGCATTGCCGAGTTCTGAGCCTCCATCTGAGCGCGTGACTGAGCGTACTGCTCACCACTGCCACCGTACTGACTACCAGCTATGCCACCGCGACCCTGAGCATGTGCACGTGCTTGCATCTGTGCATTCTGCCGGTCTAGTCCGGGCTGCTGTGCTGCCATCATACGACCGAAAATGTCGGTTTCTCGACCAGCTGTATCTTGCAGTGAGTTCTGCATCATCTGGTTAGCGGCACCCTGATAGCCTTGCTGCATACCCTGCAAGCCATTCATGCCCCCACCCATAGCACTCATAGCCTGCTGATAGGCTGGGTTGGATTGGTTGTTCATGGCCATCTCGTAAGCACTGTTCTGCATTCCAGCACCAGCGCCGAGACCAGCCTGTGCTCCGGAAATCAGACCAGCACCGGACTGCATGTTACCGCTGCCGTATCCGTAGTTCTGGAGACCACCATCCTGCAACTGCTGGTTAGGCCCAACACCAAGATTGACACTACCATCAGCGCCTACCGAGCCTTGGCCCAGGTTGGTTGTAACTGTGTATGGCTTAAAGGCAGTAGAGTCTACCAACCCTCCGGCCAGTCCTGTGAACGATTCAGACGCTGGGTCATAGCCGCCAAGTTGTTCCTGTGCGTTTTTGCCAGTGTCAATTAAGTTGCTTGCAATGGCGGCACCACCAGCGGCGGTAACTCCAGCACCAAGCAGTTCTGATAATGCACCCATTAGATAATTCTCCCGAGTAATGCTTGAATATTAATTTCCTGTAGCGATGCGGCAGTGCCATCAATCTCTACTTCCAATCCTACACTGATAGCTTCACCGCTACCTGTTGTGTTTACTTTGTATCTCTTGATACGTGCGTCACTCTCTAGGTATGAAGCGTTGTTAAACTCTCCATCTCCCCAGTAGTCAGCCTGCCCAGCAGTGATTACTATCTGCCTGCTCTTATAGGCATCACTATAGTTCTGCGCCCACTTGACAAACCCATTGGTATCAGTCAGTGAACTCACCACTGTAAAGTCAGCCTGCTTAACAAACTTCAACCGCGCTGGGTCTCCGAAGGTTAACGGATGGCTGTAGTAGCGGAACAGGTACGGACTGCCGGTATACTCCAGGTAGGTATCATCGTACTTTAGCATACCAACACCCACACTCGAGCCGAAGAACAGCGTACCCTCCTCACTACCTGACTCTAGGAATGCTGCGTCATTCACCATAACACCCGGCCATGTTGTTACTCGGGCTGCGCCATCCTCAAGAGGACTACGCATGTCTAGACAGAACACCATGTTCTTCTCACCGAAGATCAAGAGCACGAAGCTCTCGTCAGGTGCGTAGGTCATACGAATAGTTCTGGGGTCTACGGTACTACGAATCAGTTCCCGTACATCATCCCGTACATTCTTAGTAATGTCACCGATAGGTGCTGACTGTTCCTGAATAGTCCTACCCAGTGATCGAACACCGGTATCATCGAGGAAGAGTACGTCATTGCCTGTATTGACTACCGAGCCTTCGGCTATACAGCCTATGTTGGCTACAGTGTCTGCCAAGTATATGCCCCCTACAGCTGCTGGGTCACCTTGTGGGTTACCCCATAACAGTACAGACTGCCTGCCAAAGATAATCAGCAGGTTGTTATGAGCAGCGACACTCACGATGCTATCTTGACCTTGTGGCCAGTACTCTCGAACATCAATCTTACCAGCTGTCGAGAGCGGGTCTATGCCACCCGGATCATAAGCGCTTGCAGCAATCAGTAGATCACTGTAGTAGAGGGTCTGGTCGTCACCACCGTGGCCAAAGTACCACAGTCGTCCATACGCACCAACCCCACCAGTAGGCGTAGGCGCGGTAGTGTTGTCGATTCCAATGTAGCCAGCCTCAGTGCTGATGAGCTTCAGCGTCATAGTCCCATCGAACACCAGCATCTCGTTAGTGCTGGACATGACATAAGCCTTGTCATTGAACGGTACGAGGGTGGCCCTTGAGAGGGTGGTAGAGTCGTTAACTGCTGGTACTGTCATAAGTGCCAGAGTGTTTGTATCCAGGTCATACCGGTACATCTGACTGACTACCGAGGTTACAGAACCATCGGCATCAGCTATCTCATTCCGCTGGCCAGCACACAGTATCCACCATGTACCGTTGACGTTAACACGCTGGGTAACATTGATGATGTACTCGTAAGTCTGCCCAGCTGGGGGAGTCTCATTAGGTATCGTAGTACTGGAGAGGGCCATAGCCTTCCGAGCACCAATCCTACCATAGCGGTCAACCACCGCATGTTCAGCCACCTTGGCAAAGTTAGGTGACTGGGTGATAGGGGAGTCCTGGGTGTTTAACCCGAAGAACGCAGGTGCTGCGATAGTTATGTTCTGCTGCTGTGCCATTACTCAGTATACCATATAAGGTCTGCTGGATTCATGTTCGCATCAAGTGCGATAGCATCTGACAGGTAGCGCCTAGCTACTTGGGAGAGTTCTGCTGAGGTTAGACCACCAACTTCTCCGCGCTCACTAGCTGCTAAGGCTAGGGCGTGATACAACACAGGCTTATCAGGGATAACCAGTACATCATCATCAGAGGTAAAGTCAGGTGTACGTTGCCACAAGTCAACCTGAATAGCCTGACCAGCAATGGGTACTGGCGACAGCCGTAACTTAACATCCCCATTACCGTCAATGCCATTCAGAGCGTAAGTGGTTGGATATGAACTGGTTCCATCATAAACGGCATCTCTGTAGCGCATAGCCTTCAGAGTCTGATTACCTAGGTAGCCAGTGGTTGTTGTGTTAAGTACTGTATCTATTATAGCATAATTTCCGGAGTCTGTCAAGCTGTAGTCCTGCTGTCCTTCAACAGTAGTAAACTCGACAACCCTCCGGAGTCCGTTCCAACGCCATGCGTCCTCTACGGTACGCTTAGCATCGTTTACATAGTCAGCAACTATCTGAACATACGCATCACCCGCCGCCACTGTAGCTACTGCGTCTTCTCGGAGCCTAGTCAGGACTCCATTTACCAACTCCTTATAAGTCCTCATCATCTAATCCTCTGTACGTGTTTCTTCACCGGTGCCAGTATGGCTCTCTGGCTCGGAGATAGCTTGGTGTATGGGAACAGTTCCGTCCACTCGGGGTCGAACATCCCTGACGCATTCAGCCCGTCCCGTCCATCTCTACCGTCCCTACCCGGAACACCTGGAACTGAAGGCTGCTCTGAAGGGTCGTCCAAGTCTGTCGGGCCATTAGGCGTGTCAGGGTCTTCAGGCCCATCAGGCTGCGAAGGTACTGACGGGACTTCAGGTTCATCATCCTGAGCATCTGCCGGAACTTCAGGGTCTTCAGTCGGAGCCTCTGACGGTACTTCAGGGTCTTCAGCATCTGAGTCACCACCTACTTGAGGCTCCTCAGTCTCACCATCACCGCCGCCATTGCCTTTCCCGTCCCCATCCTGCTCGATAGCTGGCAAGCCCGGCAGTCCATCAATGTCACCCAGTGTATCACTAGGTATCATCAGTTCATTCGGGTCAACGAACGGAGTCTCTGCTCCCTGTGCGGGGTCGTAGTTATCTGATACGTTTGTCTCGGGGTTGTAGGTCGGCCCTTGCGGCTCATACTCATTAACCAACCCATCCTTGACGATCACGTTCTGCAAGTGGTCAAGACCCTTCAACAGTATTGGGTTGTCCATCATATCGATGACGGACTTGGGCAGGTCAAACCTAGATGCCCGTTCTGCCCAGTCTGTGTAGCCACCTTCAGGCTCCGCAGCCATGAACTCTTCAAAGGTATCGTAGGTCTTACCATCACCGATGTAGTCAGTGTCTCCAGGTAGGTTCAGTGTCTCATTGAGCCAGCCCTGCGTGTCCCCACTGCCAAACACTTTATCGATAAACTCTCCGGTAGGCTCTGCAACTGCATCCGGCAGAACATCATCCAGCACCATCGAGGCTGGCTTACCACTCAGGTTAGCTTTGACTAGGTTGACTGTGGTGTTAGCTGCTACGTTTTTGAGGCCAGCCAGTGCCATATCCTGTAGGTTACCACCTGCAATCCCCTCAGCGCCAGCGGCTACAATACCGCTACCTATCGTGGGAGATATAAAACCATTAGTGGCCTTACTAAGCATCCCTCCACCCATTGGGGCGAACGATCCTACTACCCGTCCGTAATCCCCAGCATGTAGAGTCTCACCATCTGCCGCACGTGCCGCAGTCAGTGCCAGTGTTCCATAGCCTGGAGCAATGATGTTCGCTGCAAGTTCCACGAACGGGTTACGTATAGCCTCTTGGAAGAAGCTGCCACCGGGTAAGTCCTCCTGATCGAAGAAGCCACCCACCTTGTCATGATTCTTCAGGAAGTCAGCATACGGGTCGCCGGTCAGCCTCTTATCACCTACGTCATACTGGTACTCGAATCGGTGACTATCCCTCCCCTCGACTCCGTAGTGCCTCTCCAGTCCAAAGGATTTACGGAGGTCATACGACTGCTTCTTGTAGTCCTTCTGTGTTATGTCACCATTGAGGTGATCGAGGAACAGCAAGTCCTGCTGCTCGTCAAGACTCAGCAGCTGCCGGTAGTCCTCATTCTCGTTGTAGTAGTTGTGCCATGCTTCTACATCCTGCCTAGCATCCGCCTCTCCCTCAACTTTCTCAGCCCTAGCCTGAGCGCCAGCAGGCCCACGTATGTGTGCTCTCCCGTTCGGCCCAATGTCGTAATTCGGCGTGGAGTCAAAGGTAGGACGGTTGGGGAGGTAGACATTCTCGTACTGGGTACCTGCCAAGTCAGGGCGGTTGTCCAGCCCCCACTCGCTGTGCTGCTGATACTTCGGAGATTCTCCGTAGGTGGTTGCCTCGTAGTTGCGGCTACCATAGATGTTAGGCATTGGCCCAATATCACCCGGCATGTTCTGAGACAGCATAGTGTCTCCAGCGGGGATAGGCTGTGCAGGCTGCGAAGGTACGAACCCGGCACCACCTAGCGACAGCTGACGCTCCTGAGTCTGCTGCTGAGGCTGCTGACGCTGTGTAGGGGCTACGCCAGTACCGGATACACCACCACCAGCCTCCTCCTCCTGCTTAGCCTTCAGAGCCGCCAGCGCATTCATCAGCCCAGGATTGTCGAAGATGGACATTAGACCTCCTCAGTTTCTTCCGGCTCGGAAGGATTCTCCCACTCTCTCCACACATCAGCGGTAACCTCCCACTTGTGCAAAGGCGTACCATCATGGTATGTAATCATGGAACGTATCGAGCTTGGCCACCATCCGACAGCCTCCATACGCTCCAGTAGCTTAATAGCACCCTTATTATAAGTAGGAATAAGGCAATAGCACGACTCATAGCCCAGCATGTTAAAG